GCAAAACCTTTTAATATAGAACCAACTATATTCTTTTCTGTTTCTGTTAAATTTTGTTTCCAGTCATTTATATCACTCATCATTGGCACCTCACTATGAAGCCAATGTGCCTGATGTTGTTTTAACCAATAATCATATGCCTCAGGGTATTCAAAAGGTTTGTATATGATGCGAGGTTGGGTAAGGTTTCTCATAGTGTTAATTTTTCAAAAGACGCAAAAATAAATACAATATATATTATTAAAGATTAAAGAAATCTTCAGCAGCTTTTTGGAGATTTTTACGTTCATTTCCTGTAAATCCTGCTTGATCTAATGGTGATTTTTCATTAGGAGTAGAACGAGAAGTTAATTCTATTTTACCAATAGATGTATCCATTAGAGTATTGAAAGTTAATCCATCAGCACCATAACGATTTTTCATTATGTGAAATCTACCAGTACCATTTTCTTTATCTTCGGTTTTTCTACTTAAACTAACTGCAAAATCTGAAATCATAATTTTAGAATAACTTTCAGCAATTTGATCTCCTTGAATAATATTATCTCGAGCTGCTGATCTATTACTTTGAGAAGCAGTCCATAATGGGAGTTTTAATTCGGTTGATAATCCTCTTAAAGAGGTATAGATATCATCTAATTTATCTCTTTTTTCTTTACCTGTTTTAGTATAAAGTAAATCAGCATAATCTAATATAATTAAATCAGGTTCTATACCTTGTCCGCGACATTTTTCTATATGGGCCATTATAGTATTTACGTTTGCTCTTCCCGCGGGATATTGTTTAATATATAAATTTCCTTTTAGAGAGTCAAGTTTTTGCTTGATTTTATCTTTATAAAGCTTAATTTCATTTACAGGAATTTCTGAGAAAAAAGCATCATATCTTTGACCAACATAAAGGTCTGAAAGTTCCAATGTATAATGGATAACATTATATCCTAATTTTACAGCGTGGCCCCCTAATGCTATTAAAGCCCAAGATTTACCACCCCCTGGATTACCAACAAATAATCCTAAATCACCAGTGCCTAATCCTCCTCCTAAAAGAGTATTAATTTCGTGCCAGGGTGTTTCAATAGTATTACGAGCTTCTTCTCTATAACGTTCTTCTAAGTCTTTAAAATATTCGTGTCCTATGTTTTTTTCTATTCCTGCTTTTAGAGCATTATCAATTAATTTTCTAATGTCTTCATAATTTCCAAGTTCTAATAAATCAACACTAGATAGTAAAGCTGATTTTAGAGTTTGATTCCGGCAAAAATCTAAGAAGGTTTGCTTAACAAATTCAAGGTCAGGAGATTTAGTAGAACGAAAAGTTTCTTTAAGTTGTTCTTTAATGGCAACTTGGTGAATTTCATTTTTTACTTTATCTACTTCTACTTTAAAAACTTCCATAGTAGGAATAGTTCGATAATGGCTAAAATATTCAAGGGTTTTTTTAATTATCCACTTATTAGCTTCATTATCAAAATAATCAGGAGATACTATATCAGATACTTGTTGGAGAAATTCTCTATCTTTAATTAAGGCTGATAAAACTTTAATTTGGAATGTATGGCCATATTGTTCTAATTTACTCATAAGTAACTTTTGCTAAATTATTTAGTTTTAAAAAATGTTCTTTTAACCATATATCAGGATTTTGAAGATTATTTCCCATAAAATCTTCATTATATAACATAATAAAATCATTTCGATGAAGCAAATTTATTGATTTAGAAAACATTTCTTGGATTTGGAGTTTTATCTGTCCTGACATAATAGGATCAAGTAAAGACATCATTTTTTCATTAGTTTCTAAAAATGTTTTATTTTCAACAATACGTTGAGCCATTAAAGAATCTTGAGTAGAACAATATTCAATTAATTCATCTAAGTTGATTTTTTTATTAATAATATCAGGCATAATTTTAGGAATTTTTTTAGGTCCTAGCCCTGAAATACCTTCTAAATTATCTGATTTATCACCTAATAATACTTTATACATTAAAAAATTATAAGAAGGTATTCCGTATTCAATAAAAATTTCTTCAGGGGTGTAAAACTTTTTCTTATTAGGAGACCATATAGTGATTCTTTCATTTACTAATTGTAAAAAATCCTGATCAGCAGACATTATAATTACCTCTTTTTCTAATAAATTAGTTGATATATAAGCTATTATATCATCAGCTTCAACGTGATCAACGCTATAAACATTTAAAGGTAATAATTCAAGGTAACTAAGCAAACGCCTAAATTGAATTTTCATAGCTTCCTTTTCATCTTCTAAAGAATTAAAAGTATCAAATTTAGTTACTCGTTTAGGGACTCTATGTTTTTTATAATCAGGCATAATTTGCCTTCTTCTTAAACTGCCACCAGCTCCATCATATACAATTATTACTCTGGTAGGGTCAATTTCACGAATAGCAAGGGCCAATGATTTTAAAAATCCTATTATACCACCAACAGGCACTCCCCTATCGTTAAGGGCCCCATTAACTGCAAAATTCCTTAAAAATATGTTAAGTCCGTCAATGAGAAGCACCCTGTCATTAGGATGCTTCTCACTAGGGACTATACTATCAAGTATAGCATTAAAGTTATTCATCTTCGATTATAGTTTCATCTGGATCTCTATCAATTCCACCTTCTTTTTCGTGGCTGTATTTCATAATGTATTTTTCACACAATTCAACATATAATTCGTCTTTAGCTGTTGGATGGCTTTCTAAAAAATCACCAAATTCTTTAGCTAAAAATTTATGTTCTTCTCCATCAGCAGTAGTATAGCTATACCAAGCTCCTCCTTGTTTAACGATTTTATATTCTTTTAAGAGTTTAAGAGTGCTATAAATATCATCAATACCTGAATCATAATAAACATTATAACGTATCTTACGATTAGGGGGCCCTAAGCGATTTTTTACTACCTCACATTCTACTTCTTGGCCTACTACTTCTTCAACTCCATTAATTTTTTCTTTTATTTTACCTACACCTTTTAGGCGTAAACGAACTGAAGCGTGAAATTGTAATGCTTTACCTCCTGAAGTAGTATATTGATCTCCAAAAGGCATTGCATTCAGTTTTTGCCTTAATTGATTAGTAAACAAGCATAAAATCTTTTGCTTAGCAATTAAATTAGTAATTTTACGCATTGCTTTAGACATAATAATTGACTTAGCAGTAGCATATCCATCTTTTTCATAATCAGCTGCAGATTCTATTTTAGTAGATGCTGCTGCTACGCTATCAACTACAATTGTTACTATTTTGTCTTTGTTTTTTTCCCTAATTTTAACAATAAGGTCTTCCATTACTTCAAAAACTTCTTCAATGGTTTCTAAAGGAATATAAAGCATCTTATCTACATCTACTCCAATAGCAGTAAGAAAGTTAGTATCTAAAGCTGATTCGGTGTCAATATAAATTGCTACTCCTCCTTGTTTTTGAGTTGAAGCTATTACGTGAGCAGCTAGTAGTGATTTCCCACTTTGTTCTAGTCCGGTTATTTCAACAATTCTACTAACAGGTAAACCTCCATTAGGTCTATTAGAAATTGCTAAATCTAGAGCTATACATCCAGTAGAAACCCAAGCAGGTATATTAGTAGGGGATTCTTCACCTCCATTTAAAAAATAAGCAACTTGATTATATTCTTTGCTATATTTTTTATTTAAAGACAGAGCTAATTCTTCAGTAAGACTTTCTCCATCGTGGTTTGGGGAAACAGATTTTTTGGCCATAATTAAGCGAAAATATCGTCTATTTTAGAATCAAGATCGACTTTACCTTTAGCAGGGGAATTAGCAGCGATAACTTCATTTTCAGGCTCTTCACCAGGATTTAAATAATCTTGGAGAGCTTTTTTCATCTCATCTGGGGAATATTTAGTAAAGAACTCTAACAAATTAAGTTGATTTTCTAACATAGAAACAGCAGTTTCTTTATCAGCAACTAAAGGAGTTTGAGTAGGTTTTACTCTGATGGTAGTAGTATCAAACATTTTTCCGGTTTCTTTAGCTGAAATTACTTCAATAGTAACATCTCTACCAGCAACAATGTCTGTGATATCTCCATAATCTTCATCCATCATAACTCCCAAAAGTTCTTGATAAACTTGTTTACCAAATTCCCAAAATCTAACTCCTTTATCTTCTTCTCCTCTAACTACAACAGGAGCAAAAATACGCAATTTAGGGTATAACTTTTTAGCGAGGTTTTTGTTGTCTTCATCGTTAGTTTTCTTCAATTGAGTGGCAAACTCAAGAATAGGATCAGACTCATCAAAATTAGTAAGAGAAATCATTCGTGGTTTTCCTATCCCAAAATAAAAATACAATTCGGTAAAAGGAATATCACGATTATGTTTGTAGGGAACAATACGAACTACAGATTTTTCCCCAACAACAGGTTTCCAGAAATTAGACTTGTATTCACTTGAAGTCCTAGTTCCATTGGATTTGTTTTGTAAACGATCCATACGTTTTTTAATTTCTTCTAAATTCATAACTTTAATTTTTGGTAAATATAATATATCAGATTGAAAAATCCAAATCTTATTTTATCTCAATTACATTCTTTAAACGGGTTCTTATTTTTTTAAAACCATTAGGCCTAGTTAAAAGTAATGTATTTTTAAATCTAGTCCAATCTACCTGGTATGAAGTATCTAATACTCCATCATTTAGATATTTTATAACTTCATTCAAAGCATTTATAGTATATAAAGTATTAGTTTGTTTTTTTCGGTGAACTAGAATAGTGTTAGGAAATTGCAGATTATGGTTAGGGGTATCTATATTATAAGTAAGAATTATCTTATCCTCATCTAAAGAAGTTAATACAAAAATTTTATTAAAAAGAACATTGTGTTCTTCTAATATATAATCTACAACATCCTCTATTTCGTTTTCATTGAATACAAAGGTACAATAGAGTTTATTATTCATTTTTGTGTTGATATATATTTGGGGGTTGCCCCTATAAATATCAACAGGCCCTTAAAGAAGCATAGATAAACCCGTATTTGGTTTTAGATGGGAATTGAGATGAAATTAAATTTTTGAGAGCTGTAAATAATTATTTCCCATCTTCTTTAGAAAAATCAAATAAGAAAGAATCATAAACATATAATATAAATCGGGTTTGTTTATTTTCTAATAATTTAAATATTTTTGAAATTAATTCAATATTATACTCAGTTTCAAATGCTTGGATATAGTAATTAAATAATCGTTGAGCATTCATATTAGTATAATTAGATTTCATCAATTTACGTTGAGCAATTAATGTAGTAACATATCCTTTAGTGTTAAATTCTTCCCATAATTTATCAATAAATGTTTGAGTTTTGTTAAAAAATTCATATTTAAGATATTTAGTATTTATCCCCCCATATATCTGTTGGAAGGTTAATTCTTTACTTTTTTGATATTGCTTATCATCTATTTGAGTTGTGTTAAAATAAATTTGGGTTAATTGAGTATGAATAGAAATATTTTTATCTAATTCATATCCTATAAGGTGCGATATAATTCTAGGATGATATCCTTCAAAATCTATCTCTAATAAAGTGTCATTTTCTGCCTCAAAGCTATTTCTTTCACCATTATCGTGTTTTAATGAAGAAAAATTAACCGAATTAAAATTATTTATGGGTCTGCCTGTGGTAGAACAATAATTGTACCATCCATATATTTTATCATCATATACGTTAAGTGAGGTTTTTATATTAAAATGATCATTAAAGGTAGGATTAATTTTAAAACCTTCATTAGTCATTTTATGTATGGTAGGAATTAATATTTCATCATACCAAATACAAGATTTATCGCGATTATACTCAAGAATATGCGCGTATAACGCATCAAAATCATTAGTCAACGCCTCGTAGTGTTTTACTAAAGGTATTATTTTATTAATGTTATTTGCGCCAAATTTATGAGTATAAAATAAATGAGCACTGGTTTTAGGAAAAGCAGGTAATGGCTCATTTTTAAGCAGATAAAAAGAAGATTGTATATCTACATAGGAAAGAGAAGGAATATAAAATAATGCCCGCACTTTATCCCTAACAAAAATTTTAGAGTATGATTGTAAATAAGTAAAAGGCAAGGACAACCCAAATGCTTCAGGGTGGTTTAGGTTAATAATAAAGCCTTTTTGTTTTGAAAAACTATAAATATAAAGTGCACATAAAGTTTGAAACTTAGGATGAACTTCATCATTATTAGTAATAAAGTTCATATAACATTCTTGACTTTCGTCTTTAAAAAATCGTTGTAATTGTTCTTCAGTTTCTATAAGAAAATACATACGCTAAAGGTATGTAAATTTTTTTAGATACCCTAATTAAAAATGTTTTTTTTAATTATTTATCAGATTTAGATACATAAGCAGCACACACATATTGATCACGAACACCCGAGTTCCATTTAGAACATAACCCATTTTTTTGAAAAGAACACATTTTACAATTTTGCAAAGTTTTTTGAGTATTATTACTAATAACTCCTATCTGGTAGGATATAGGAAGTGTTGAGGGAACTAAAACTCCATCAGGATATAAACGTGAAAAAGTATTATTTTTAAGTTTGATTATCCCTTTTACTAAACCATATTGTCCTTTGTCTGGAAAAAAATCATATATTCCAGGTAATCGCGATTCATATTCTAATAAGGTTTTAGTATTTACTTCTTCGTTATTTTCTAATAAAGACCAATTAATAAAAAATACTTTATATAAATCTTTATCATAATTTCTGCTTTTAAAATTAGTAAATACGTCTTGAGATATTTCTTTGTATTCTTTTGTGTTTAATTTAGCAGCTAAATATCTTTTAAAACTTCCCTGATTATATTGAATTATGTTAGGAAAGGGAGAAGAGGCAGGAATAGTAATATATTTTTTTTGTTTATTGAAGTATGTAGAATTTAGTATAGAATATACTTTATTGTTAACATTATCTAATAATACATTACTATTTTGAACATTATTATTTATTAATACTAATGTTCCTTTAAGATTTTGTATATTATCACCCGCAAAAATTTTACCATTAGTTAATTCTATGTAATTCCCAACATAAGGAATACTCTCATTAATTAACCTATATTCATTACCATTGGTATATTTAATTTGGTATTTGTTTTTAGGGATATAAGCCATTGTATTATATTTATTGTCCTAAAGCAGATGTTTGGGTAGTAGCTAATACATCAAATCTCATCCAAGCTTTTGTAGTTGATGTATTTTTACTATAATTACTAAGTAATACTCCTGAAGAAAGTAGTTCATCAGCTCCATCTCTATCTATATAATCATATCTGGTTCCTTCTCCATAACTATATCCATTTAAGAAGAGAGAATCTACACTAGGATCAAACGAAATTCTAAACCATACACTATCTAAGTCAGTAGTATCTGCTTTATCTACATAAGTTTTTCTTCCAGTATTAAAACTAAGTTCATATCTATCAGGATTATTAGGATCTGTTTTAGTTATATCTACCATAACAGATTTTCCAGTATTTGCTATACCATACTTGGCATAAGCAGATGGGAGTATTTTTCTTTTACCTTGTTCAACATAAGTTGGAGAAGTTTCTATTATGGTACCTAATTTAACTCCAGCATTAGCTATACTATCAAAAGCTCCTATTATATTATCAGTGTATCCATCAAGGCTTCCCTCTATTATTTCATTATTAATAAAAGGTCCAGTTCTTACAAAAGCATACCCTACAGGGCTAGTAACATTTCTATCAAAAACCAAAGTAGGAAAATCAGCAACTACACCAATTTTATCATTAGTAATTCTTTTAAGATATACTATACTACCAGGACGTGCACTAAATATATCTGTGACACGAGCTTGATCAGTAGGTAAACTTTCAGTTTTAGTAGATTCTGCATTTACTTGGGATAATTCTGTAGTAACGTCAGCTAAGGCTTGATTAAGTCTTCCAGGTACATAAGCGGCATCTACGTTAACTTTATTTTCTGGTAAAAGAATCATTTTACCTCCTATTTTAGTAGTCCAAGATTGTCCAGAGGTAATAGTTTGTTCTTCATTAAATAAGATAAAACCTATATTAGTTTTTCCATAAGCTTTAGGTAATCTGTCTTTTTGGACTTTAAAAATATTACCTATAATCATTCCAGAAATTCCATCTAACTCAGCATTAAATGATAAAGGGATAACAGAAACAAAACTACTATTGTTGTTTATACTTTGGTGTAAAAATGCTGAATTTTTTTGGTATGTTTTAAGAATACCTGTAATGTTACCTTCTCCGATAATTTCTTTATCATTAGCAGCGTGTTTTAAGTTAGCAAAGAAATTAATAGCAAATGTATATATTTCATCTGCTAATAAAGATTGTTCGTTTTCTATTTGGATTCTTTTTTCGTTTTGTGCTTGTTTAACTTTATCTAAATTAGAACTAGCATCATTACTAAACAATCTATTTTTAATAGATCTATTAAAAGCAGCAAAAGTAACACCATCTATATCTGTTATATTGCGAGGGTCTTGAGCTTGGATAGCTATAGTAGAAGATAAACTGCTAGGGACTTGACTCTCTAAATCAAAAGATCTTAAAGTATTTTTATTAGAAAAAGGAATAAAAGTATGAAGGGTAGATGAATCTGGTAATTCACTACTATCTACAGGTAAATCTATAATATATGCTGTGTTTGCTTCTTTATCATCTGTTAATACAAAATTATGGTTAGGACATACTTTATTAACTTCTGCCCAAATATCTGTTATAAAATTACCTAAAGTATATTTGTCATTATCTATATTACGTTCAGCTATATTGAATATCATATTTAGATTAAGAAATATACTACCTATCCTTCTATATTTGTCAGTATCTATTAACTCAGCATAACCAAGGCCTGGGTTATTAGGTGGAGTATAATCTACTCCTCTATAAGTGACTTTTTCTCCTTCTATTCCATAAGTAGCTATTGCGTATTCATAAGGAAAAAGTCTAAAATCAGGAGTGTATCCAAAAACATCGCTAACATTAGCTGTGGGGAGAGTAAATTGGTGTGGTAATATACAAATGTTAGCATCACACGAAAAATCTACTATATTAGAAGGACCTCCTTCTAAATAGTCAGTAATAGGAACATATAATAAGGGATCTAATTGGGGTGTACCTTGGGTAGGTTTTTTAATTCTATCAGTTACTATTACTACAGGGTTTAATCTTTTTTCGTCTTTAGGTATTAGAGAATCATTGATTAATATACATAAAGCATCCCACCTAATATATGATTGAGTAGATCCATAAACTGATTCTCCACTTGAAGCCATAGTAGTAGCTCCGTCTTTAGTAGAAGTATGGGCATATTTAGTTTCAATTAATCCTGATCGAGGAATTATAAAATTGTTTAATTCCTCATCTGAGGCTAAATTAAGTTTAAGTTTTAAATCTTCTTTAATATCAACAGCTTCTGCTTTTAAAAGATTTGAAAAATATCTAACAAGGGTAATTTGTTCATCTCCTCCGGCTTCGTTTTGTATTAAATCAAAACGAGATTGATTGAAATTAGGTGAATCCTCATAGTCTTCACCTATTTCAGGAAATAATTTTTCTAACCTTTGAAGGTTTTCAACATCTTGGTCATATTCTGTATAGTATACTCCTTCCTTAAAGTTTGCATAATTACTTATAGCTCTTATTAATCCATATAAACCATTATATTTAGGAATAATTCCTAAATCTTGGGCTCTTTTATAAGAAGCATCTGTGGGATTATAAATAGCCTTTCCTTTAATATCTGTTCCTGCATCAACTTTAAAAGCAGCAACATTAGGGATTTTTAAACTATCTATAATCTCGTTCATAGATATAAGTTCAGTATAACAATTATATCCTCCATCAGGACGTGTTTGATATCCGAAATTTTTTATAAATCCTAATAACCCATCATAGTTTCCACAAGAAATTTCTTTAATTTTATTTATGGCGTTATAAATAGCCATTTGGGTTATGTTATTAGAATATATTCGACCATTAGTAACACCTTCAACATAAGTAACTCCTTCTTGAATTTTACCCTTATTATCTACATAAGGTGCCCATCCCCATTCAAGTAATACACAATACCCAGGACGCATATAAAGCATTTCTAATACTTCAAGTTGTCTTCTATTATAGCAAACAAAATTAATTTTTGCTTCTCTCAAAGACCCATAAGCAGATTTAGTTCTAATAGTGGCATCTTCTATACCAGGCATTGGAACTATTCCAAACCCGTCTTCATTAGCATCTGCTCCTATAGCAAAATCACCATATCCTAAATTAGTTCGCTGACCAATTCTAGGAAATGAAGCACGAGGTTGATTTACAGATCTTACAACTCTTTCAGTAGTTCCATCTTTATCTCTATCTAAGTTACGAGCAAAATCACTTAGTACACCCCCTTCTAAAATAAAGTTTTGAGATAAAGTAGCTCCTTTTAATCTTTGAAATCCCGTAGCACCTGTTAAATCTCCTATCTCTAACCCAACATCTGAAACATAGTCAGTTAAAGAAGTCATTCTTATAACTGCTTGTTTGTTTAAAGTATAATTATAAAATACACCAGGATCAAGAGTAACTTCTTCACCCGATTGAAGTTTAACATTATGAGATTTTAACCTATTTAATTTGTCAATACTAACAAATGAATTAGGATCTTCACTAGAACGAACAGAATCAGCAGGATTTCCTATACTGATAATTTCGTCTCTAATGCTTAATTGATCTCTAACATATCTTCTAAATGTATCTTTAAATATACTCATCTTCCCGTAGTATTAAAACTATTAAATGTATTACTATATCCTTGAGGATCATAGGGAATCCTAATTTGGATTCCAGGAGTTATGAAAAATGAATCTTTTTTTATTTTACCAGGATTAGCGGCTGCTATAATCCACCAATATTCTGTGGTTCCATAAAAATCATAACTTAAATTATCTAACCTATCAGAATAGGTACTAATTAAATATACATCATTCCTATCTAAAGGAATAGGAGGTAATATAGCATTAGTAAAATATCTTTTACCAGCTTTATTGAGTTTTTGTTTTAAATCGTTATAACGGCTCATTTTATCTCATAAATGAAAGGCGTTGTGGAGGGAGCGGGGTATTAGTTGTAGGAGCACTAGGTGAAAGAGATAATTCTTCTAATATGCCCGGAGTAAGATTAGAAGAAGGAAGATCTAAATTACCTGGAAGAGTATATTGGGCGTTAAAAGTTGTTTGGGCCTGACCTCCTTCTTCACCTGGTCCTACTATTCTTTGGAAATCAACTCTTTGTATATCAGGAACAGAAGAAGTTTCTTCTGGAGGAGTTTCAGGTACTTTATTAGGGTCACAAGGTAAATTAACAGGTTGGGGGGTAGGAGAATCTGTTAAGGGAATGAAAGCAGATGCCTCGCTTTCAGCGGTATAACAAGTTCTATCTGTTTCTGATCTAAAATCAGCTTCATCCTCAGAAACATTAGCCCATTGTCTACCAGCATTAACATTAATTGTCGGAAGGATAAATGGTGCACAGGGTTCATTAGAAGGAGTAAAGCTATGAACTGGAGTAAATGCGCAATTAACATCTAAAACGTGAGGGTATTCATTCATAAATTCATCAACTCCTCCTTCTTGTCCTTCGGTACGTATTTCCCAAGGATATGAAGTATTCCAAGATAGATTAATGCTTGAGAAAAACCCAGGTAATTCATTCATCCAATCACCTATAGTTAATCTTGAAAATACCCCTCTCATTCTTCTATTTTTATATTCAGGAGCAGTTTGTGCTACTAAATAATTTAATTTTCTCCAAAGAGGTTTCATTTCCCAACGTGTTTGGGCTGCTATTTTAAAACTAAAATTAATTTGTCTATCAAAACCACTATATGTGTAAAAATTTTCAGCTCGACCATTGTATTTAAATGAATCCCAGTTTCCTGTATAATTGTCATCAATATTTTCTAGAAATGCTCTGAATAAAATTACTTTATCATTTAATGGTCTACTTGTATCAACTACTGCTATTCTAAATTTAATAAAATCTTTAAAGAGTTGGGGTTCGGCAAGATTTTCTCTACGAAAAATATTAGCAGCATTAACTTGGTCTATAGTAGCATACAAATAATCTCCATAATTAACTCCATTTTCTTCGTTTATAGTATTTCTATGAATAGGAAGACCAGGTGTTCCTAACCCATATTCTAAATCACGATGTTTAAAACGATCTACCCAAGATAAATTATACCCTTCATTATCATATCTTTTAAGACTTCTATAGTCTGTGTATCCTGTAGTGCCTGTATTGGTTTTGTTTAAAGAATCAAAGGCTAAATTATATACGGGTAAAAAGCGGCAAGGGTGATAAGGATTAGAAACATATTTTTTTATTATAGTTTTTCCCAACCCAAAAGTAGAATGGGGACCCCCTTCATATTCTATTAAGGTATTAGGGTCATTAGAA